TTTCTGTTTGGGTTATTAGAGAAAAAAAAGATGCAGATGGTACACCTTACCCTTGTGCAGAACTTCGTGACCCTTACAATTGTTTTCCTGGTTACTTTGGTGCAGACCAACAACCAAAAGAAATGGCAATCATTAGACGCGTACCTAAAGAAGCACTAGCTAGAACTTACCCAGCATCAAAAGATAAAATTATGCAAAAGGATGCTTACGAAACAAACATTCTTGGTGTTGGTAATGCGTATGCTTCTGCTTATACAGACCAGTACAATGGTTCATGGGCTAACTCTAATGGCGATGGAGATTTGATTGCAGAGTATTACAACTTAGATGGAACTTATATTTTTCATATGCAATCAGGAACTATTCTTGACTTCATACCAAACCCACTTGATAGTGGTCCAGCATTTGTAATAGCAAAGAAATTTGCTTTTGATAGATTGCAGGGACAGTATGACCAAATCATAGGGCTTATGGCTTCTATGGCAAAGATTAATGTGATGTCAATAATAGCAATGGAAGATGCAGTGTTTACAGAAACAAACATTTCTGGAGAGATAGAGAGTGGACAATATCGTAAAGGTAGATTCGCAGTTAACTATCTAGCTCCAGGTACACAAGTTTCTAAACCAGCATCTAATGTTCCTTATCAAATTTTCCAACAGATAGATAGAATAGAACGACAACTTCGTGTTGGTGGTTCTTATCCTGTATCGGATGATTCACAATCACCACTTAGCTTTGCTACTGGTAGAGGACTGGAAGAACTTGGTGCATCTATGTCACTTATGATTAGAGAGTATCACACAGTAATGGGTGATGCTATAGAAATGATTGACTCTAAAAGATTAGAATGGGATGAAAAAATGTATGGCGGAAAGACAAAACAATTGTCTGGTTATATGAATGACACATTTTATTCAGAGACATACAATCCAGAAAAAGATATTGCTGGTTCATATAAAACTAGAAGAGTCTATGGGGCTATGGCTGGTTACGATGAACCACAAAAAATTGTAACAGGGCTGCAATTGGTACAGAATGGCATTATCGATAGACAAACACTACAAGAAAATCTAGATGGTTTAGATAATCTTGTACGAGTAAATGAAAGAATAACAAAAGAGAAAATGGATAACGCACTAGAAGCTGCTCTACTTTCTCAAGCACAAGCTGGTGACCCTAAAGCATTAATGGCGATAACGCAAATAAGAAAAAATCCAGATGATATGCAAAATATTTTAGATAAATTCTTTACAGCAGAAGAGCCAGAGATTCCACAACCCGAACAAGAATTGCTTGGAGGTGGCTTACCACAAAACCAAACCGGGCCACCGCCAGGCATAACTCAGTTATTACAAGGATTAGGTGGATAATGTCTATTAATAAAAAGTTTGCTGACATTGTTGATTTCTGTTTAGGTGATGTAGACGAAAAAGGTGATGCAATTATTTTTCAAGATTTAGAAAATACTAGAGGTGCTAGGGTTTTTACAGACCAATACCCACCTATGGTTTTTCCATTCGGTTATATGATTATAAGTTCAACATTTATGTTTTATGATGAGGATGATGAAGATGGCATCGAAGAGGAGTAATTCTAATAAAGGGATAGCTAAACCACAATATACAGGTTTGACTTATGGAACTACAGAAGAGGTTAATAATTTAATTATTGACAAAAGAAAACAAAACCTTCCACCTGTTGCTACAAATACAATAGACAATACAAGAAATGCACAAGAAGCTACAGAGACAACAGAAGTTGTAGCAGAAACAACAAGTCCAGGAACACAAGGTAGAATGCCAATACAAGGTTTGAATTTAAATATTTTAAGAGATATGGATAGTGCAGAGTCTCCAACATTTGGAGCAGTACCAGTTCAACTACCACCAGAAGTAGTGGGAGATATGGATTATGAAGTACTTGCAGATTTATCAGAAAACACAGAGGTACAAGCACTTATTGAAATATTAGGACTGTAACATGTCTAATGAGATTGTAGGACCATATTCATTTGGCGAAGAGTGGATTCGAGAAAAAGAAAAACAAGCACAAACAAATATTTTATTTCAACAAAAAAAAGCTGCTGTACAACCTGCACAAATAGATAGAGCAAAAGATTTAGCAACTAAATACCCAACAGCTATGAAAGGATTAATTTCTAATGCTGTCAATAAAGGATTTACTGATAAACAAGTAGAAGATTTATTGCGATTACAGTATCAAGCTGTTCCTAAGTCACAACCATACAATCCTAACCCTGTAGGTAATGATATAACTAATGCTTATATCCCTATCTATGGTGATGTGTATGAGGTAAAACAAGCTTCTAAAAACTTTAGAACAGAACCAGTATATGGAACATTGAAAGGTATAGCACGAGTAGCAATGCTTGGTGCAGAAGGTTTATGGAATGTAACTATGGGTAGGACAGGTAGAGCATTTGTAAAAACTGCTGAGTCATATGAAAAACCATTCCAGGCACAAGTACAAGCTATGTCAAAAAAAGAACAAGAATTAATTGAACAACATAAAGCTGGTGACCCGAATGTTACTTTATACGATATAGCTGCTCTTAGAGACCAGCAAGAAAAAACAGAAAAAACAGGAAGAGTAACAGGAGCTGCACTTGCCTTAACTGCATTGTTAAGTGGAAGAAGTTATGGTCATAGCAAAATGACTAGAGAAAGTTTTTTTGATAATTGGAAAGATGCTGGAAGTTCTTGGATAGGTGAATCATTTTCACAAGCTAGAGAAGGTATGGGATTTAAAGAGGTTTGGAAAAGTTTAGGTGATGGATTTATACCATCAGGACCTATTGTTGCAAAAGCACAAGCAGACCAAGAAGCATTTAAATACAGAGGTAGAAATATAACTATAGGTAGATACATTGAGGATGTTATCGGTATAGACCCAAATAGTGCTTTGTATGGTGGTGTTTCTGGTGTAATAGATTTCTATAATGCTTTGGCATTTGACCCAGCTTTAGTTGCAACTAAATCAGTTAAAGCAATTAATTATTCGAAGTCAGTCATGGGTAAAATAAATAAAGCATTTACTGAGGGGGATTTTGGAAAAATAGCTGATGAAATAGATATCTTTCTTACTAGTCCTAAATCAAATAAACATTTAGACGCATTGGCAGAAAGTAAAGACTTTAAACAAATTTTTGATTCGGTTAAAGATACTGACATGGCTTTACAACTTCTTAAAACAAATACAAGAGATGAAGTAACTAAAGTTGTTAGAGATTATGTTATTAAAAATCAAAGTATTGGCTTACCAAAAGTAACAAGAACTATTAATAGCATAGGTTATAACAAGAATTTACTTAAAGCTATTGGTAGTAGAGATAAAGGATTTTCTAAGTTTGGCGAATGGACACCGACACAAGATTCTTTATTTAAAGATACTAATGGTGGTGTAGCAAATTATTCCAGATGGTTAGCAAGTATGGAAATACCAAGAAACGAAGCTAACAAATTGCTTACTGATTTTGCAGAAGCATCTGTTAAAGGTGACCAAGTTGCTCAGAAAAATGTTTTATATAAAGATACGCTATTACAGTTAACAAATAAATTAGAAAAAGATGGATTTAGTAAATTAGTTACTGACCAACTTAAACTAGATTTTGCTGAGTTCCAAGGTATATTACCTACTGGTAAAACTGTTGGTAAAACATACTGGGCAAAACTAGATAAAACTGCTGGAGGTAATTTTTTAAACCCAATAGAAGCAACCTTCAAAGGTCAAAGAAGTATACCAATTGAAGGTCTTAATAATAGTGTTACATTACCTACACCATTTGATATTGGACAACATATGGATGAAGTATGGTCACTAGGTAACCCAAAAGATTTAAAAAGAACCATAGGTACTTTTAATAAATATGCTACTTTACCAGAATTTAAAATAGCAAATATGATAGATAATACTGCTATAGAATTACCAAAAGGATTAACAACACCTATAGATAAAATACTAGGTAAATCAGTCCCACAAGTATTTAAAGGATTAAAAAAAGGTAGAGACCAACTTGTAGATGTAGCTTGGAACTTACAAAAGAAATGGACTGGTGCTCAGCTAGTTACTCGTGTTGCTTGGCCACTGAGAATATTTGCTGAATCGCAATTTAGAATGGGATTAGCTGGTTTAGATAACTGGTTTGAAAATCCTATGGCTATGTGGGTTTGGGGTAACTACACATATGATTTAGCAGGAACTCCGATGAAAGTAGGTAAAGGAGCTAAAGGTGTTGCTTATGGTGCTGGAGTAGAAAAAATAGTTGCAAGGAGAGCTAGTTCTATTTTCGGAAAACAAAACCAAGCAAGTTACATAAATAACACTTGGGACAGAATAGTAAAACAAGATGCAGACAAAGCTGGTTATATAAAGTCTTGGCAGGTAAATCTCAAATGGCCATTAGAAAGTGATTTAGGAAAAGCAATTGCGAATGATATTTTAGAAGGCACTGACTTAGCTGCAACTAAAAATAGTTTCTGGTCTGGTGATTTAAAGAAAATAAGAGAACAATTAAACGATGTCAAATATGATAATAAAGGTAATCGTACAAGACCTTATACCTCTTTAGAAGATGCTAATACCTATGTTGATAATTATAGAGAATGGATTATGGACCTTACTAAAGGTGATGAAGATGTACTAAAAATGATTCGTGATAGAAGAATTGTCACAGCTGATGGAGATATTCTACCATTAGATAACATAGATAGATTTACTAAGAACAATATACAAGAAATTAGAAAATTTCTTGATACCAAGTATGATGTTGCACCGGATGTATTAGCAAGTCCAAAATGGGCAACAGAGCAAAAAGCGTTAGATGAATCTTTCGAAGCATCACAATATTTATGGTACTGGTTAGGTGAAGCACCAGATGCAGCACTAAACAGGATACCTACCTACACACAATATTACTGGACAAGTGTTGGGCAATTAATACCATTCGCAGATGAAGCAGCTTTAAAACATTTTGATAAATTATCTAAAGCAGGTGACTTACCACCATCAGTAAAACAAATCTATGAAGCAGGTAAGCGTTCTGCTATTAAAAAATATGGTTCGATTGCTGATGCAGTCAAAGCAAACCCTGAAGCTAAACTGTCTATAGATGAAATATCAGAAGCATCAAAAGCATTTTCATTAGATGCACACAATACTTTGTTGTATAACCTATCTGAAAAAGGTTTCTTTGCAGAAGCAACAAGATTAATATTCCCATTCTTTGAACCTTGGAAAGAAGTAGCTTTAAACTATCCACGACTGTTTGCTAAAAATCCTGCTGGTCTAAGAAAAATACAAATGCTTACAGCTAAAGGACAACAGAGCGGAATACTATATAGAGACCCAACAATAGATGAGTTATTCTATGTAGCTCCAATGACTGATATGCAAGAAAACTTGTTTGGTATAGAGTTACCTGAGAGTGTTGATGTACAACAAGTATCGCCATTAGCTGGTGCTAACTTGTTTACTGCTAGTTACTATCCAGGATTTGGACCGGTAGTACAACTATCAGTAAAAGCATTAGATAAGTATTTACCAAAGACAAATGAATGGCAAGATATAGAAGACCAAGTATTTCCATATGGACTAGGCGGTAGAACAGTGTCAGATACTCTTGGTGGTTTATTGCCAACATATCTAGACAACGCTATCAATGCTTATACAGAAGGACTGATAAACAAAAATGCTTGGTATGACCAAGTAGCTGATGCTACTAAAATATTAACAGTATCTTGGAATGAAGGAATGTTGGATTACGACCCTAGAACAAAAGAAGGAAGAAAACAATTTGAAGAAGATGCAATAGTTATGGCAAAGAAGTTAACCTACCATAATTCATTAGCTAAATTCTATCAGCCATCATCACCAAGAGAGCAAGTGAGAATAGGATTAGAGACACCAGGATTTTTAAATCCCCTATTGGTAGAAGATATATTTAGAACATACCTACCTGAAGATATGTCATTTGGAAAATATGATGATGATTTATTTAATAGTGTTGTTATTACAGCACTTTATGCACAAGCATATGAAGCAGTTGAACCAGGAGATGAGTACCTAGCTACACAGTTAATTGCTAGCTTGATAGGTGGAACACCAGATGACTGGGATGATATCTATACAGCAGCTTACTTAGTACAAGGTAAGACAACAACAAAAGGTAAAAAACTTCCATCTACAGAAGGAGAAGTTAGATTTGAAAGAGAATGGCCAGAGTATGCAGAGAAGTACTCCAGTATTTTTCCTTACTTTGCTCCAGTCGTAGAAGAGTACGATATGCTAGATATTAATTCTTTCTATAACCAAATAGAAGAAGGTGAGAGAGTAAATCTTACTACACAACAAATGTTAGAAAGAGCTCAGGAAAGAGCATTTAAAGTTATATTTAATCACAGAACTAAACCTTTTAGAGATAGGAGAGATTCACAGGCAGTAGCAGAGAGAGCAAGGATACAAGCAGAGTTACTACAACAATTTCCTTATGGACTAGGTAGAGATATTGCGACTTATGGAGGTGACATATCACAGGAAGAGATGTTTGCAGAGATAAAAGAAGCAGCTGCTGATTCCTGGATTACAGAAAACACTGAAGCAGGTCAGGGATTAAAATTATTTTTCTATGGTGATGAGAATAATAAAGGGTTACTTGATGCACTAGATGAAATTAAAAACTATGAACCATTAGTAAAAACTACAGAAGATGGAACGAAAGTATATTACACCGATGCACAGGCTTTATCTTATCTACAGAAAAATAAAAAAGCACAAGTTGGTAGAAATATCTTATTAAAATGGGCACAGCAAATAACTAAAAAACATCCAGAATTTGGTGCTTTGTTTAAAGAAAAACTATTAGGGTATGTAGAATTAACAGTGACAGAGGATAAAGAATAAATGAAAATATATAGAAAAAAAGAAGATGGTACATACGAAACAACAACAGCTACGCAAGAAGAGTTTGATAAATCATACAGTAAATATGGATGGACTGATGTAGAACCAATAGATATTTTAGGTGCTGTTGGCGAAGAAAGTAAAAAAACACAAACATTTATTGCAGAAGAAGAATTAGATGCTCTTGCTCCTATTGGATACACTGCACAAATGCCTTATCAAAATGGCTTTATACCTGTAAGTGAATACCTATCTTTATTATTTCCTGAAACAAAAGATAACTTTTATTATCCAGGAGCAGAAGATGCTATTCTTGATGGATTAAAAGTCAATGAAATAAAAACACTTCAAGATAGATTAGTTAAAACATCTTGGTTGGATACAGAAGAATATTCAGTAGAGTATGGTAGGCCAGGAACAAATACTAGAACTGCTTTATATAATGCACTAAAAGAATCTAATGCCCTTGGAGGTATTGGTTATAATGGAGCAATAGACATACAATTACAAAATCCTTATTCTCCCAAATACGAACCTAAAATATATCAACCAACAGATAGGGTAACTAGACTACAAAAAGTTGATGCTATAGCTAACTCATTAGGATTATCTTTTTCTAATAAAGAAAGAAACTACTACGAAAAAATACTAGAAACTTTAGAAGAGAAAGAATTTAGAGTTGATGAAACAATAGGTCGAATAGCTGTAGAAGGACAGAAAACAACTACTACACCTAAGTTAGCACCTGGTGTAGACCCACTTACAGAAAGGCCAATACAAAGAGTTGTTGGTCAAACAGTAACACAAGAACCTATACCTTCGCAATTTGATGCTACTGCTAATTTACAAGAGCAAATTAAAACAGACTTTACAGGAGTTATGGAAAGACAGACAGATGTAAATAAAGCTCGAATGAATGCAGGAAATATTGCACAATCAATTATGCGACTCAAAGCATTGGGTGGATAATGGAAGTATCTCCACCAGTTATAGAAATAATACAAGAAGAAGAAGTTTTCAAAGGTACTGCATATGATGATGCAAGACCAGATTATGTATTAAAACCTGGTGACAAAATTATAGGTACATTAACAATTGGTTATGGTCATACTAATGCAGCTAGAAATAATGATGAACAAATCAATATAGGCGATACTGTTACAGAAGAAGAAGCATTAGAGATACTCAAACTAGATATAGCTGAGTTTGGTAAGTATGTTACTAACAGAGCTAATAATTTTGAAGTTAACTTATTGCAACCACAGTTTGATGCTTTAGTTATGGCAAGTATGAATAGAGATGCCAAGATGAGTGGTGGTCCTCTATGGAGAGCTATCAAAAGTGGTGATGAAAAAAAGATTAGAGAGATATGGTCTAGTACAGTAGAGAAGTCTTTAGAAAAATACCCAGGTTTAGAAGGTCGGAAAGATAAAGAGTTAGAAATATTTTTTGATAGTTATGAAAAACCAGAAGATATTGATGAAGATAGAGGAATACCAGAGCCTGAAGATAATTTTATACCTGGACCTATACCAGAAAACAATATCCCACCAACAGTAGTTCCTCCACCAACAGAAGATACTGGTGTACAAAATATGATATGGACAGACCTATTCAACAATTTGTCTAATGCATTTATAGATAATCCTAGAACTGCAAGAGAAAGAGAATTGTTTGGTAGAACTTCTATTCGCTACAATCCTCCAACAGAGAAGGATATATCGGAAAAAATTGTGTATGATAGTGAAGAGAAGCAAATAATAGGTGATAACTATACAAGGTTATTACAAGCAATATCACAAGGATTTATGAGATAATGGCACAAGTAGTAGTATATGGACCTAATGGGGCTAGAACAACAGCTAATACAGTATTTACAGAAGCTGACAAAGCCGCTGGTTATACAATGTCTGAGTACGATAGACTTATTGCTGGTCAAGTACCAGGAAGAGAAGGCTATGCAGGTGCTTCACAAACAGAACCTTTAACACCAGAATACCCAGGAGACTATGGTGGTGAAGATGCTTCTACTCCTACTAATGAAAGAGAAAGTGTTGTAGGCATAGGTAATACAAACTACGACACAAAAGATTATTCTAATGTCGGTGAAGATGGAGAAGTAGTAATTAAGAACGAAGATGGTTCTGTATATTCACCTACAGCTAAAAGAGATATGCCTATTCCTACAGGTGCAGAATATTGGAATGTTGATGGTGAGTATTACATTGTGTATTATATTCCTGGTACAAACACACCTATATATTACGATTCAAGTTTAGAAGATTTAAAAAATATATTTGGTCCTGTTGAATTTCCTGGTATAGAACAAACTATTAAATCTCCTACAGCAGAGGAATGGAACTCAGCTATTCGTTTTGGTGACTCACTAGAGTTAGCTGACCCTAATGTGTACAATCCTGAAGTAAGTCCATGGTCTTCTTTCATAGATACAATTGCAACAGAGTCTAAAATTAGGCCTTGGTTACAAGATGCTGAAATGATAGAAAGACTAGCTGAAGCTACTTTAGAAGGTAGAACTGTTACTGATGCAGAATGGCAATCTACAAATTGGTGGAGAACACATACACAAGCTGAAAGAGATTGGTTACTATTAGCACAAAGCAATGCAACAGATTTCACTTCAGTATTAACTGCGGATGCAGAAAGAAAAATACAGGACGATAAAGCCGCTATAAAAAATTTAATGGAACAGTCAGGTATATCTAATCCATCAGATGAACTTGTATCTTGGGTAGGACAAAAATTGACTACTGGTCTTTGGTCTGATAGCTATGTTGCTGAACAAGTAAAGGTATTGTCTGACCCTACATTAGAAACAAACATGGATGTCGAGTTAGATAATTTTATAACATCTGGTGCTATAGATTATGACACCACAAGAGCTGGAGAATCACAAGTTAAAAGACTTAGCAAAGAAATAATGGGGCCTGTTTTTGGTGGTAACCTTGCAGAAAGTCAAATTAGTAAATGGGCTGGTATGATAAGAAATGACCCAGATGCAGAGATAGAAATTAGAGACAAAATGATGAGTATGGTTAAAGGACTTTTTGGTGAAAATACAGCTGAAGGTTTGACATACGAAGAGATTGCTGCACCTTGGCGTGGGTTTACTAGCAATGTTTGGGGTGGAACTTTAGATGAAACTTCTAACTTATTTCAAAATGTTATTAAAGCTAATGACATAACAAAAGCAAATCAACTTCTTTACACTGCTGGGCTACAAGATGGTGGTTCTGAAAAAATAAAAACAGAAGTAAAGAATAACATTGTAGGTGCTTTCGGTGGTGGAAGTGTTAGGAGGATTGTATAGTGGAAGAATTTTTAAAAGAAGTTAGAGCTTTATTACCTTGGTTACCAGAATCATTAGTAATGACTTATGCTAATAGCTATGCTACAAATCAAAATACAGATATCGCTTTAGCAGAAGTAAGAGCTACTGAAGAATACGAACAATTTTTTCCTAAGAACAAAAGACCAGATGGAACAGTTAGATTATCAGAATCTGATTATGCTGCTGTTAAAGAATCTTATGGTTTAACTGTTTCTGATTATGGAATTAACCCAGACTATTTCGAAAACACATTTGCAACTTTAATAGAAAAAGGTATATCACCAAACACTTTTAGACAAAGAGTAGCTACAGCTAGTGAAGGTATCATGCAAAATATTCCTGCTGTAAAAGATTATTATGCTGCAAACTTTGCTATGGATTTAACTGATGAGTCTATCCTTGCTTCTGTTATAGACCCTGATGTCGGGCAAGCTATTATAGAAGGAAGAATAACTGCTGCACAAATAGGAGCAGAAGCTGGTGCTAGAGGATTTGAATTGAATGCACAAGAAGTACAAGCATTAGAAAGAGCCGGATTAACACAGTCACAAGCAAGAGAATTTTTTGCTGTAGCGGAAAGAGAAGTTCCTAGACTAGCTAATCTAA